AGGTGTAAAAGGTGAAGGCCCTAACGCTGTTACAATAGTAGCACTCTCAAGCGCTGTTATCAATTCCTGAATTACAGCCAGTAACTCATTAGCAGAATTCTCAATGCTTATCTTACCTGTTGATTTTATTGACATTTTTAACGCGTCATTATTAATAACTAAGTTATCAGTATCAAAAAAGTCCATCTTTTCAGAAAACGGTCTCATACCTGGAATAAAAACGGCGTCCCTTAATTCGTGGCTTCTATTAGAAGCTCCAACATTAGCCGGACTGGAACCGTCACTAAAAGCCCATTCGGCTAAAGACCAGTCTGAAAACTCAAGACGTCCTAATGTTCCGTTTTTTACAGGGAATGTTATTCCACAATTATTCGCAGAGCCGTCAAATATTACCGGTACTTTCTTAATAATTAAGTCATCCGTGTTATCAAACGCACCGGTTATCTCACTGATATACTTCAGCATTATCAGCACATCAGCGCTTTGATTATCGCTATCATAAGATAGCACTTTTCCAGGAAGCATAACATGTGCATTATACAGCCGGGATGTAACGTAATCATCGATAACTTGTGCTAGTCTCTTGTTATTTGCTATTATCATAGGGCAAACCCCGCAGCTTCCCAGCTGCCGTCTCTACTTGTACCGTTAAGTGTGATATCTTGAATAATATATTCATTGTCCTGAATGCTTATTTTTTGACCGGGTAACAGTCCCGGGATTATCAAGCATCGAAAGTCTACACCATTGACAATTTGTTTACCTTTTGCCTTACTTGTTTTCTCAACTCTTTTTTCACGAGGTGAGTCTATTAATCCGGTATCTGTTGTCAGACTTATTACCTGCTCTTCAAAGCTATTTTCAAACACTCTTAATGTACTATCAGCTATCACAAACTGCTTACCCGCTTCGTTAAGATAGTCGCTCAAATAGTTGCTTGCTTTTCCGTTAAGCAAGTCCCCAAATTGCAGTTTACCGGGAATACTTGATATCTGGCCATTAACAAAACCGTCCTTAACTATTTCTCCGTTTTTTACTATAGTGTTAATGAGGTCATCAATAACATCAGAAACGTTAATATCAGGGGAGTAGGATTTATTTATATTAGTTTCCTCAATAGCTACCTCACCATCACCGGCAGTTATTTCAGTGACCAGGTTAACACCATCTATATGCTGTGTCGCGTTAGTTATGTCACCCTCAAAAATAGTCCCAAACACGCCCTCATAACCTCCTTGAATTCTAATGTAAGCGTCATCAAGAAAAAGGTACTCCCATATATTATCAAAATCGACGTTAAAAAGCGAACAATTTAACGTGTCAGGGGTTTTACCGTCAATACTTCTCTTAATCGTAAACGTTATTTGAAAATCTTCATTGTAAGATATTTCAGTATCAGCGGACCTGGCGCCTATAGAAACTGTTAATTTACGGCCTAATAACTGTACCATCAACCCTCTAAGTCATTATACACAAGAAAGACGTTAACATTTAAATCATCGCGCCCGCACTCGGTATCATCTTTATAGTTAATTGCGTAAAGTGCCCCAGTAGGGAACCTCTGATCTGTCACTAACTCAAAATAATTCAGACCTATTACGAAAGCAATGCCTTCAAAAATAGGGCTTTCCTCCTGATCAAACATAGACAAAAACCACTGCTCGGCTCTAGTGTTCCACTTCATCCTGAAAATAAATGTTTCTCCACCAATATCAGTTGTGACCTGTTGGTCAGCTGATTCTGCATTAAACTGTATTTGTACTGCTGCCATGATTAAAACCCCAAAGCGTTTCCAATTTTTACTGCTGTTGTGCTACTACTCTGAGCGGCCGTCTCACTCTTAGGCGGCTTTTTACCCGTATCCTTCCGTTTATCTACACGGGCTGCTGTCTCTTCATCCGGCTGTGATGCGTCCGTAGTAGCTGAAAATGCTGTGATTATCTCTCTTAAAGTTAGAGAAAAAACTAATGCTTTTCCGGATGTCTTGTCTCTTATAGCGTCCCCTAGTCTTTCAATGTACATAGGGTAATAAGTTTCAAGCGATGTGTCAACAAAAAGCGGAACCTTAGAATCTGCTATAGCTTTAAAATATTCCCAGACTGTGACTGAATACGGCTGGTTATTTAACAGCGTTTCGTTTATTAATTCACCTATTTTTCCGAACACATCATCGCTTATCTTGAGTTCAAGCTGTAGCACTCTGGGTTTCCGGATAATATTATCAGAAGCGTCAGTTGTAGACTCTCTAGGATAATCTGTAATAGTGTATTCTACAGCGTGTCTTTCACTTCTTGTTATATCAAGGACAATAGCTGCCCCTGTCTTGTTTCCTATGTCATCACGCGGTTCTATAAAAACACTCATTAATAAGCTCCTGTTGCTCCGCCGGCACTTGTAGTTTTTCGCTGCAAGTTGTTTCCTAAATTTTCAATTTCTCTCTTAACAGCAGCTGCGGTTTCAGTAGGATTACCAGCACCATTAACAGTAATATTAACCCCTCCGGTAACTGTAGTTGGAGCCGGTGGCCCCATAGGCCCAGTAGGCCTCATATCAGCTGCGGCAGCGCCTCTCACACCTTGAGCTATTAAATCAAAGTTAGCTGTACGCCGCCTCTCAAAAAACGCCGCCTCCTCATTAACTTTTCTTAATGCGGCGTCAAAACCACTTGTGTCTATTTCTATTCCAGGTATTTTATTTAAACCTACAAGTAAAGTTTGCCATAAGAGCTGTATACCATTAATAGACTGACGCACAGTAAAAAACAAGGTGTCAAAAGCCAGATTTACAGCCCCGCGGAATATCTTTAAGCCATTCGGTATTTTTTCCTCTAACCAGCCCCTGATTCTATTAAAATATGAATCAAGTTCTGGATCTTTTATACTACGATAAACTTCCTCAAAAACTAGGGCTAAACCTAAGAACGCCGCTCCTACTAGAATAGGTATAGCCAGCAATTTTAACTGCGTTAATAAAGCTGCGTTTCCCACTCCTGTTAATGCAAGAGTAAGTTTCCCTAAGCCAATTAGCATTTTACCTGAGCCCCAAAGAGCTATAACGCCGGCAAGAGCTGTGCCTGCTGTTATTAACCCCTCAATAGTATTCTTTAAGTTGTTATTTTCCCTTGCCCAGCTGAAGAGGTTAGTTAAAAGATTTTTCATAATTCTGTTATTGAAATTCTTTCCAATATCTTCAACAGTCAAGTCTACTAATACGCCGAAATTGCTTATTAAACCACCAGTAGTTTTTGATGTCTTGGCCATAAGATCATTAAATTTTCCACCTTCTGAGGTCATGTTTTTAAAGGCTTGAGAAACCATTTCAAAGCTAATATCGCCTTGTGATATCATGTCTTTCACTTGCGCAGAAGTTCTGCCAGTTATTTTACTTAGCTCATCAAGAATGGGGACACCAGCAACAACAAAATCTCGCAATTCTCTACCGGTAAGCTGCCCAGCGCTTCTAACCTGCCCAAAATTAAGAGCAAGCCTAGACATGGGTACTTTCAAACCTGCTGAGACATCCCCGAGCATACGAGCGTCGTCAATAACAGTCTCCATAGTGGAACCCATAGCAAGTAACATTCTAGTAGTACTTGCAGCCTCTCCAAACTTGAACGGGGTTTCAAGAGACAAGTTTCTGACACTTTCCATAAGATTTTTAGCATCTTCTACATTTCCGAGCATCGTCTCAAAAGCGATCTGACGTTTTTCCGCTTCAGCCCCAGCCATTACTATTTTATTCATGCCAAGCGCTACAGGAGTTAGGGCTGCTGTTAGTGCTATTGCTCCGGTCTTTATATTACCGAGGGCGCTATCGACCCTCTTGAGCTCGCCTGTATCAGCATTAACGCCGATCCTAATCAACATGTCTCGAATCACACTCATAATAACCCCTATATGAAGGGAGCCGGAAGGGCGTCAGCTCCCACAATGTTAATCATCAACCTGCTTATAGGGCGCCGGCCCTCTACTCTCCACAGGTGAGTCGTACCATCTTTTCATTATGCTATCAGCCTCAAGGTCTTCCATAATGCCCTTGTGATTGTGGTACTCAATCATTTCTTCAACACTCATACTTTTCGCCTCTGTATAAGTCAAGTCATGCTCTAAGATTGGTTTCCAGAAGAACCAATCCTCCCAATCTTCTTGATCGGTACATCCTTTTTCTCCTCTTGTGTTTCTGACCCATCTTCTTTTGTAAGGGCCGCTATGAACTTTCCCAGATATACACCTAAAATTTCGTGATACAGCTTAGTCTCGAAAGTTTCCGGAGCCTGAGACATAACAGTCTCATAGTTAATGTCTTCAGAGATGTCTTTTCCGTTAACTCGTATAATTGGGTATACAATTTCTTGTACCAGGTCAAAATCATTTTTGGCAGATTCTCCGCCCTGTATCACTAAGGGTTGGCCACATAATTGTATTTCGGAGGCATAAGTACCAAAGTAATCTGCAATTTCAGTGGCTAAATCT